TAATGACAAGAATAAACCAGGTAAGATTCCTCTTACAGAATGGATAGTTCAAGGTAATGTATATACTGTAAAACAAATTGTTCAATTAGCACTTATGGGCAATGAATTAGGATTTGAATTGGAGGAAGTGTCTCTTTCTCCAGATTCTTTTCCGTATGAATATTATAGTGCTTCACGCTTTATACCTTTAGAAATTTATGAAAAACAAGAAATCACAGTCAGAGAAGAAGAGTTGGATCTCTCAATTATTTAGTAAAAAAGAAACACCAATAGTTTTACCTGATTACCAAGACTATCTTACAGTTAAGATTATTGATGATGCAGATGATACTATCACAGGTACATTAGGTATTACACCTGAAAGAAAAAGTGAGTTGTATGCAATAACAAAAACAGCTTGTGCTCATGAGTCTATAACAAATATACTTGCTGAAGCAAGTAAAGGTGTAAGACATCCTAATGAGCTTGCATTTGTATGTTTTTTAGTTGGTCATAGACTTGGTAAAGAAGAAAATGATCCTTTTAGAGGTATTATTGGTGCAATCATAAGAGGCACAGAACATGGGGAAGATTAAAGAATTGTATATGGATTTAATCAACTCAGGTATTACACCTGATGGATTAAGTGTAGATGAAGCTGTTAGAATCTTAAAACAAAAAGAGAATGAAGAAGGAGAACAATATGCCAGACTACAATCTGGTAAACAAGAAAATAGCAGAGAGGCTTGAGTATTTCAATAAGCTTGATGAAAAAGAAAGAAAAGCCAAACAAACTAAAAGTACGGGAGTGAATAAGTAGCTCTAAGCCTTGCGGATTACAACAGGGTATAGCAGGTGGAATTCCTGCATTTTTAAAAAATATGTATATGAGAGTAAGAGTAATGTTTGTGATGATTGCAGTATTTACAACTGGTTTAGTAAGCTTAGGGAAAAGTGAAAATAAAAAAATTAAGGTTGTAAAGAAAGTGATTAAAGATACTACAGATGTAGTAACAGTAGATAGTTCTAAATTAGATAGAGAACTACTAGTAAGTTATATTCTAGAAAAGAATATACATCATCCTGAGATAGCATATGCTATTGTACGGCAAGAAAGTAACATGTGTAGTAACTTGTTTAAAACAAATAATAATTTATTTGGTATGAGACATCCTAGAGTAAGACCTACTAAAAGTTTGGGAAGCAAGAAAGGTTTTGCACATTTTGAAAAATGGCAGCATAGTGTACTTGATTACAAATTATACTTAGAATTTGTAGGAGGACATAAAATGACAAGAGCTCAATACTTATTACATATTGACAGAAGCTATGCTCATGCTGGTTACAGTGAATATTTAGAAAAATATTTCAAAGAGTATCAAGAATTAACAAATTGATTTAATGAGTTTAGTTACACAGGTGTCTAGAAAGTCAATGCTTATTAGACCCAGTGGCAGATCTACAGATTATATTTCACCGTCCTTTGGGCACGGCTGTTTATATAACTGTAGTTACTGCTACATGAAAAGAAATAAACCTACAGGTTTATCTATTGCTAAAAATCATGGAGATATATTAACAGCTATCAGTGATCATGCATGGTTTGCTGATGTGGAAAAACCAAATCAAACACATGAAGAGTATATCACTTATGATATCTCTTGCAATGAAGACTTTGCTCTGCATGCTAAATACCATCAGTGGGAGAGAATCTTTGATTTTTTTATCTTACATCCAAGAGCTATGGCATCATTTGCTACTAAGTATGTCAATGAAAAGTTCTTAACATTTAATCCTCAAGGTAAGGTAAGAATTAGATTCAGCATGATGCCTGAAGAATATAGACAACAGCTTGAACCAGGAACTGATCATATTATTGATAGGCTTGCTGCTGTAAGATGGTTTCTTAATGCGGGTTATGAGGTTCATTTAAACTTTAGTCCTGTTATTGTAGAGGAAGGTTTTGAAGGTTGGGGACTAAAATATGAAAATTTATTTATGGATATTAAAGCAATGGCCTCAATGAATGGTTGGGCTGATGACAGAGTAAAAGCTGAAGTAATATTCTTAACTCACAATGTAGATAAGCATTATGCTAATCTTGCTAATAATCTTCCCGGAGAAAGTTTACTTTGGAAACCAAAAATACAAGAGAAGAAAATATCTCAGTATGGAGGTGCTAACTTGAGGTATAAATATGCTCTTAAAGCACATTATATTGAGGAGTTTAAAAAATTACACCAGGAGATATTACCCTGGAACACAATAAGATATATATTTTAAATAATTTAAAAAATAGTATGGAACAAGTTGTTAGTAAAAGGTCTAAATATATCTTTCAACATAGAGCTACCAAAGCTAGATTATCATTTGAAGCAGAATCTGATCAAGAAGCTATTATGACTTTAGGAAGATTATGCCAGACTGTTATGGATTGGGATATGAGAAAGTTTAGACTTAGTAAAAACAAAAGAAAGAAACTTAAAAATAAACAAGATGTGGAAAAAGATTAAAAGATTATTTTGTAAACACACATATGTACCAAGTGTAACTCCTGGTTATCACATATGTATAGATTGTTATAAACATAAAAAGTTGATATGAAAACAAAAAATGAGTTTTATCAAATTGATTATTGTAGGTATACAACTAATGCACTACTCAATACACTTATGAAACTTGAAAAAGATTCAGAATTGTATCTTTTGATAATGCTTATTCTTAAAAAAAGAAAGTATAATGAAAAGTATTTTAGTAATGAATCTAAAATGCAACTTGAAAGAGAAAGAAGTATACAACTTGAAACTAACCGTATTTATTTTGGTTATAAAAATCAAGAATACTATACTGAAAATGAAATGATTATTGGTTATGTTATACCTAAATATGAAGAACTTAGTTCTGAAGAAAAAGAAATTTATGACAAAGAAGAAGAATAAAAAATCTGATTATGTCTGTGTAAAATGTGGAGTAAAATATCTTACAGAAGAACAGAAAGATAAAGCACAGATCTGTACATTCTTTATTGGAGAATGTGGTTTATGTAGTGAAGAAACTGGAATCACACATATTAGAAATTATAATTATTTAAATAAAAGAGTATGAAAGCAACTTTTGAATTTGATATGAATGAGCCTGAAGATATGATGGATCATAAAAGAATGAGTAATGCTCTTGGTATGGCTTTAGTACTGTGGGAACTAAAAGTCAATGTAAAAAGAAAAGTAGAGTATATGATTGATTTTGATACTTTATCAGGTCAAGAAACTCTAGATAGAGTATTTGAAATGATTGGAGAATTAATGGAAGACCAGGGTCTGAATATGGAAAATTTAATACAGTAAATATGAGTAGTATATTATATAGAACAAATACCAAGAGCAAAAGAAAACTTGATAATTACATTGATTATTGTCAGTATATGATTGACTTTTGTAACAGAAAATCAAATAAATTAAAATCTTACTATTTCAAGAAACAGCATGAAATAGCAAAGAAAAAGTTAAAACAACTTTTAAAAACAGAATAAGATGGTAAGTAATATATCTGAAATTGATGTGGTAGTAGTAGCTAATAGCATCAAGAAAAAATTAACTACAGATCAAGTTAATAAAGTAATTTTAATGTACCCGCATGAAGAAGAATGTGACACAACAGGTACTTGGAATCTTATTGTAGAGAATTGCATTTATCAAGTATTACAGCCATGAAAAGGTTGTTCTATAAGATAGTTGAGGAGTTCCGGTTATTAGTAATATTACTTGTATATGGGAAAGAGTGATATAAAGGCTGATGTTGCTAAGGAAGTATTGTATTTAGCAAAAGATCTTCTTAGGTTACATGTTACTTTAGCAAAAGATGTACAAAATGATATATATCTTATTTTATTTAAGCATCAAGTAAATATATTTTCTCCAAGGTATGATTTTCTCAATAAGAAAGAATGGTTATTTGTATACAAACTAGAACTTAATCTATTAGAGCTTCTTGAGATAATTACTAAAGATGAAAACAATAGAATATTTGAGATGCTACAAGCTGATGATGATAATATTTATATTGCTGTTTTAAGTTTAAAACAGTTTGGGAAATTAAGAGAAGAAAAACTTGAATCACCATGGTATATGGAACATATTAAAGATAACTATCTTAAAATTGCAACACCAGAGTTAATGATGTTTAAAATGAAACACAAATTATGAAAGAGCAAGATTTAATTAATGCTGGATTTACCAGAAGAGATGTTACTAAAGAAGAAAGTGGTAATGATAAAGACTTTTATTACTATGTTCTTGATGTAGTAGATGGTATAACATTAGTTTCTGATTCAACTGAAGAAATTAATGATGATAATTGGACTGTAGATTGCTTTGAAGTAGATAAGATACTTATTAAAGATGCAGAAAGTTTATTTAGTTTTCTTGAAACACTGAGAATATGTACACAGGTAAACTTATAAAAAAAGATGGTAAGCTTACTTATTCTAATCCAAAGGATAAGTTGGCCTATGAACTGTTCCTACAGAAGATACCTGAAGGGCAGGAAGTAGAAATGTATATTGATCTAGCTAATGCAGATCACAGTAGAGCACAGATTAATAAAGTGCATGCATGTATTAGAGAGTTAGCCAAAGAATCTGGCTATACTTTTGAAGAAATGAAAAAGATTGTAAAAGAAAGATCTGGTCTTTGCTACACAGACTCAGAAGGTGAGTTTTGCAAATCATTTGCAGAGTGTACCAAAGACCAGTTAATGTTAGCTATAG